TCCAGATCGGGGTGGATCAGGCCGATGTAGCTGGCCTCGATCGGCTGCGTGTTGTACGCCGGGGTAGACTTCACCACGGTGGTGTGCGGCGACGCGTTCTGGCGCTTCAGCGCGCGGGTGATGCGGCGCTGGAGAACCAGCGACACCGGGGTGTTCACGTCGGTACGCAGGACGCCGTTGGCGTAGAACACGTTGGTTCCGGCCTTCAGGACGTTGAAGCGCAGGGTCTCGACAGTGAGAGCTGCCTGCTCACCGAGGATGTCCGTCGCCGTCTGAAGGATCGGGTCCGTGTGGGTGTCCATCACGACATCGGTGATCGTGATGAAGTCGCCGTACTGCGCGAGCGTGACGGTGTAGTCAACATTCGACAGCTTGCTGCCAGCCGGGGTCACGCCCTCGACAAGCGGAGTAGTCGCGACCGGGATGCTGAAGGCACCCGAGCCGGAACCCGCAGCACCCGTCGCACCCGTCATGTAGTAGCGGCGGAACTTCGCGGTCTGCGTGGAGTTGGTGGGGAGAGGATAAGTCTGCCCGAACTTCTCCAGCTGAAGGAGCGGCATCGCACGCTTGAGCATGCGCACGACCGAGTAGGCCGCGACTGCCGGGGAGATGTCACCGTACTGAACGATATTTGTCATTTGTCATTGGCTCCTGTTTGCCCGTTACATCTTGGCAAATGTATCGAACGCTCCCGCGAAGTCGGTCGGGTCTACGCCGCTACTGATTGCCGAACGCTTGGAACCGACTGGGGCCAACTCAGCAGCCGCTTGCTTGGTGCTGGGGGGCAGTTCAGTTTCCTTCTTGGGAGGCTTTTGACCTGCCGGGGCGGGCTTTCCGCCCTGAGCAGTAGTGTCGCCAGTCTCCCGCTTCATCCGCTGCACAAGGTCAGCGACCTCTTGCGGAGTGCCCTCAGTAATAACCGAGTTGTACGCCTTCTGCAAGTAGGCAGGCTGGGTCTTGGTCCAAGCGACCAATTGATCAGCCAGATCATCGTTGTAGTCGGGGATATTCTCCTTCAGTTCGGAGTACTGCGTCTTCGCAGAAAGGGCCTCGATTACTGCGTCCCGCTGCGCCAGCTGCTCCCCGAACTGCTGGAAGATGAAGCCCACGAGGTGACGGTATTCCGCCCGGCGCTTCAGGGCCTCGGCCTGCGCCACCTCGGGCCAATCCTTCTCGTAGTTCGCGAGGACCTTCTTCTCCTCGGCGGTGAAGATTTCTGCGGGCGGCTCCTCGGCGGGCTTCTCGACCTTCTCCGGGGCCTTGCTCGCCGGGGCATCCCTCAGAAGTGAGGCAAGACGGTTGAGGACTTCTGCGTTGTCGCCATCGTCGGCCTTCGCCGGGGGCTTTGCAGAGCCTGTAGCGCCAGTCGCTCCGGTGGCCCCGGTCGCGCCTGTCGCACCAGTCCCTTCGTCATCGTCGCCGCCTTCATCTCCAGTGGCTCCGGTGGCACCCGTGGCACCAGTCGCGCCATCGGCTTCGCCCGTCGCACCAGTGGCACCCGAAGCACCTTCTGCACCCGTGGCACCCGTCGCGCCAGTGGCACCTTCAGCAGCTGCCGGGGCACCTGTTGCACCCGTCGCGCCAGTGGCACCTGTGGCGGTCTGCTCAGGCGCGGATGCTGCCGCGAAAGCATCACCGAAAATCTTCTCGAAATCGTCGTTGTTGTCGGCCATTGTCTATCCCCTACTTCTACGTTGCAGTCGGCTTCAAGTTCGGGCGCGTGAGCATGTCGCCCAGACGCTTCATACCGCTCGCTTCACCACGAAGTCGAGCGACATCTTTTTCGTCACACGTGACGAGCTTTTCCTTCGTGTCCTCGTACAAGTACTCAATGAGCTTGACGAACTCAGGAATGTTATTGCTGGGCTGCTTGCGCAGGCTGTCCACCAGTTCCTGCGCTCGATCCCGCGATGTTATTGCTTGCCGCATCTTCCAATCCCCTTTCGAGCAGTTCGAGGACAGACTTGACGGTCGCGGCGTCTGCCGTGGCCGTGTTCTTCTGCCCCTGTGCGATATTCTTGAAGGCATCCGAGAGCGTCTTGCGGACTTCTGCGGCCACCTGCTCCTTCTGCTGCGCCACCAGTTCGGCCTGCGAAGCCTCGCGGCTCCGACGATTGGCCTCGGCCTGCGTGTCGGGCAGAAGTACGTCTTCGAGATCACGCACGATGAAGCGGGCACGCGCCAGCTTCCTCGGATCAACCTCCAACTTCTCCTCATCCGTGAGAGTGACCGCCAGCTGATCAAGCTGCATGGCCCTGATCTCCTTGGCGATCATCGCGGTCGCGCCACGGGCCACCACGTTGTAGTCCCCTTCCGGGGCCACCTGCGGATTGAACTTCCTGTTGAACTGTACGATGGAATAGATAACCGACATCGTGAAGATGTCGAACGACCGCACGATGTCCTTGAAGGGCAGCGCCGCGTCCGACCGCAGCATGCTCGCGCCCACTGGGCTGCGCATCGGCTCACTGGACTTCTGCCTGTCCATGTCGCCACCAGTCTGCGGGCCGACGAAGGTCTCCGCATCCGCGAACTTCTGGAACAGCTCGATGGTGCTGAGCAGTTCAGTGAGGTGGCCGTCGATCTGGACGCCGCGCACTGCCGGGAACTGGGCTTCCTGCCCGGTGCCTTCGCGATACCAAATCTTGTACCCTTCGATGGCCGTCAGGTCCTGATCGGGACGCAGAAGATCGGTGTTCACTTCGAGGTTCGGCCCGCAGATCACCGAGGCGTTGTCGAGCATCATGCGCGTGGCCGCACACAATGCCATCTGGCTATCCCTCATAATTGAGGGAAGCCCGTTGCCGACCGGGCTGGTATCATCCTCATCGAACACGAAGGCATGGATCATGTTCACGTCGATGCCGATCTTGCGCCAAGAGTTAATCTCGCACTTGATCACGAAGTCGTCAATGAGCCAGACTTCTGCCATGAAGTCGTCGCCCAACTTGTCCTGCGGGATCGAGCTGATCCCTGCGGCCTGAAGGTACGCGCCCGAGATCGGGCCGTGCCAGACACGCACATCGTACTTGCCGCCCGCGTCCGCTGCGGCCTGTTCGCTGACGTTCTCGCGAATACCCATGTTCCGCAGTAGTGTCTCGTAAGACATGGCCTTGTAGTTGCCAGTCTGGTTCGTGGCCAGATAGGACGTGATCACATCCTTGAAGTAGTCGGGGCGCTTCGCGAGATCGCGGAGCTGCGCCCGGCTCATCACCTTGCGAAGGAAGTAGCCATCCATCTGCGCGAACGTCTTGGCGCTCATGTCGGGGTAGAAGTCCCAGATCGGCAGGAACTCGTACATCGGCTTGAACGAGGTGTTCGTCTTCGGCATCGGCTTGCCATCGTCGCCCAGCGTCCACTGGGTGAAGCTCTCGGTGCGCACAAAGGGGCCATGCAGTAGTCCGACGCCGAACATGACGCCGGACTTCAGCACCTGCCTGTTGAGCGACACGTAGTCGAGCGTCTGGTCGCCGCCAATCTCCTGAAGCTGATCGTCAATCCACGCTTCGAGGTGCTTGGCGCGATCCATGGCCAGTTCGTTGACGGCCATCTGCACCATCTTGTCGTCCAGCTTCGGCGCTTCTCCACCAGCCGCCGACAACTTCTGCATCATGCGTTCGACGGCTTCGTGCACGTCCTCCATCTTCATGTCGGCGTTCGGGCTGGCTTCGAGGTTCCAGTTCTTCTCGACGCCGGGGAACATGAGGTTCATGATCCGGCTCACCACGGAGATGCACTTGACGCGCGTCAGCCGGGGGTAGGCCCGCGAGCGGCCCTTCCCAAGGCTGCTCTCGATCTCGGGGTCATAGATGCCGAGGTACTGGCGCAGATTGCGCAGCCACTTCTGCTCTGCCTGATGTCGATCCGCCGAGTAGCGCCCGAACGTCCTCGCCAGCGCACCGCCGAGGAGCTTCATCTGCTCCTTGTCGATACGCCGGACAGGGGCGGGTTCCGGGGAAACTTCTACGGCCTGCGGGTCCTTGACTTCTGTAACTTGTGCCATTTTCCGCCCCTACTGCATGTGATAGCCCGGCGAGAACGATCTCGGCGGCTTGAACTTGTTCGGTGATCCGCCGTAGCGGCCTTCACGCTCGGTTACACGGTGGAAGAACCGGGCGACATACCCAAACGCATCGCCGGGGTGACTGAACTTGTTCTTCTCGGGTTCCGCCGCAGTCACGACGCCCTTCTTCTGGTCAATGACATACTTCCAGCCGCCCTTCAAGGCCCGCACGAGGACCGGGCAGCGCACCGGGTCGATCTGAAGCGCCGGGCCGAGACTTGTAAGACGTGAGGTATAGTGTTCGATGGCGTTCAGGCGCAGCGGCAGACGGTTGTTCTGCTCGACCTTCACGTTGAAGTACTTCTTGAGCGTGTCCACCGATGTCTTCGTGTCGTTCTGGCTCCGGTTCGCCGCTGCGGGGTCTGGTGCGATCACGACTTGTGCGTCAGGAAAGTGCGAACGAAGGAACGGGCGCAGTACTTCACTCACGAGACGTTCCGTGGAGTAGTTCACCTGCACAAGCTCTGCCAGCACGAGCAGCCGCCCGGCCAAGTCCTCTTGTGCGAAGACCAACGCGCTGCCGCCGAGGCCGGGATCGTAACCGATCACCAGCGGGAGGTGCGGATTGTAGATCAGCTTCTTCTTGGCAATGTGCAGATCGGCGTTGAAGCTCGGGACGACAGGCTTGCCCGCGATGGAGAAGCCCCACTCGGCTTCGAGGAACTGCTTGATCCACGCAGTAGTCTTGTCCTTGGCCTGATCGGTGTAGTACTTCCGCCCGCCCGGCAGGTTCTCAAGGTTCTCCGCGTGATCGCTGAAGCCCGAGGGCTGCTTGAAGTACTTGATGTTGCGGTCGCCCTCGCCCGCCATGGCCTTCATCGCGGCCTGCGCTGCCGGATCGTCCGCGTTCGGTCCCAGCGGGTTCTCCCACGCGGCCCAGACGCGCTCGACTACTGCTTCGTCGTGCAGGAAGTCGAACCACCAGTTGTCTTCCGTGTCAGGGTTCGATGATCCCCACATTCCCCAGTTCGTCGCGCCGCCGTCCTTCATGGAGGGGTAGCGTCCGCAGCGAGCGGACAGGGCGTTGACGATCTCCTTGGGGATTTGCACGAACTCGTCAATGATCGCGAACGTCACTTCGAGCGACAGGACGCGGGCCACGTCATCGGGCGTATCGAGCGGGCGGAACAGCACCTCGCACTCGACATCACCGAACTTCAGGGTGAAGGTCTTCTTGGTTTCTTCCCAGACGCCCGCGATGCCGTGCTTGAACCAGTAGTTCCACGAGACAAGCGTGGTGTCGCGCAGCTGCGGTGCGGTGTTGCGGACCACCACTGCTCGACTTCTACGGATGCCGTCAGGACCGGGCTTCTGCTGCTTGGCCATGAACACGAGCTTGAAGAACAGGCCCGTTGTCTTGCCAGAGCCGACTGGACCGACGATCCAGTCATAGAACAACTCCCCCGGCCTGTAGTCCACGATGAAGCCGCGGATGGTCGGGGGAGGCGTGTAGTCGATCTTCTGAGCAGAAGTCCGCGCCTTATGTGTCGCCACGATCAGCCCCCGCGCAGCATCCCGGTCAGCGCGTAGTCTGCGCCGAGGTACATGAGATAGAGCAGGATCAGAAAGCCGACGCCCATGAGCAGGCCGTTGATGACCCCGCGTGCCGGGTTGAGGCCATCGTCGTAGGGGTCCTCGTTGCTGAAGTCGAGCTTCGGCGGCTCGCCCTTACCCTTGACAGGGGCCGGGGAGTAGTCGGTGTTGTACGGGTAGTCGTCCATTGGTCCCGCCCCTTACAAGTTGATGGTGATCTGGAAGGCGGTCTGGTTGAAGCCCCCGCCCTGTTGTCCGCTGGCGCTGCCGTCCAAGCCTGCGGCGCGGATCGTGAACTTGATGAGATCGGCCTTGACTGTAGGCGGTACTCCTGCGCCGCCATGGATCATCTTCCACGAGGTGATCAGGAGCTGTTCCGCCTGAAGCTGGGCCTTGGCCTTGAAGGACATGCCTTCTTCCTTCAGCTTCTCCACCCACGCCTTGACTTCTGCGCGGAAGTCCTCGCGAAGCCGAAGCGCGTTCCACTGCTCGCGGGTCAGGTTGTACTCGGTGCACAACTCAGGGATCGTCGCTGTTCGCAGCGCGATCTCGACCGGGAGCGTCGGCGGATAGGCCCCCAGTGCGGGGTCCTTGCTCGGCTCATGGATGATCATCGGAGGCTTGGCCATGCGCCGGAACATATGCGCAACTGGCCGAACTGTCAAACGTCAGAGACCGGCGTCACTTCAGGCGAGCACGCCAGCGTCTGCTGGGGTTGTCCTTGTGAGTGAGTGTTGCGGCTCATTTGAGCCGGGCGCGATTGGTGAGCTGGTTGTACTTGAAGTCGCCGGGGCTGCGGCCTGTCTCCTTGGCGGCGCGATCCTTGGCCCGGCCAGCGGCACCCATCTTCGTGCGGACAAGGCCCTTCTTCGTCGGCTGCGTCGAACCCTTCTTCAGTGCACCGGACTTTTGCAGCGTCTTCGTGGCGACGGCATTGGCTTTGGCCGCACCCATGCCTTTGCGGGTGAGCTGTTCGACTAGGCGGTCGCGGATCGGTTGCATGGGGTATCTGTATCACCTAACGGATGCTTCAGCAACTCTCGGAAAATTTTCCTAAAATTTTTTGGGGGCCGGGCCATTTTGCGCGGGACATGGGGAAGTATGGGGGGACGGTGTTGATCTGGTTTTCCCCCGAGGCCGGGGCGGGCCGGAAAGTAATTCTTGTGTGTGAGGGGGAGGAGGTAGGCGTGGGGTCCGGGGGAGGGGAGTTAGTCCGTACACCGCGTAAGTAA